CCTATATCGTTAACAAACTTAAACAATTCAGAAATTAAAATTGAAAAATACTCAGATCCAAAAATGTTAAGACATCAAGCAAATAGTAATTATGGATCAGCAATTAGATCAATAAATTTATCTGGTAAATTTGCCAATTGGTATAGAGATGCAGTGAATGAAAAAAAGCAGTCTTTGGGATCTCATGAGGTAAAAGTGTTAAGACTTCATGTAAGAGATAATACATAGGAGCATTGTTGGTATGAGTACTTCAAAATCTTCTTTGGTTGTCAGAAAGCCTTCAATAACTCCATCTGGATTTTTTGGTAAAGGAGTGGAGAATATTGTTGAATTAGAAAATTTTATGACACAAAAAGAAATAAAATTTTTAGAAGAGTCTGCAAAATCTTTGACAATATGGGATGTGACGGAAACTCATGTAAACCAAAATGGAACAGTAGTCTACGATTCTGATTACTGGAAGGACAGGGTTGCAACACAATCTACGCTAGATAAAAATAATCCTTCCATATCCCCGGTTATTAATGGTTTATTTCAAAGATTAAAACCCATTGTTGAAGACTTTTATAAAGTGAAAGCAATTCCAACTAGAGCAGCTATTGTTAAGTGGCTCCCCGGACAGTTCCAGAAGCCTCATGCCGACAAAGAGTTGCACGAAGGTCCAGATGCTGGTCTTCCAAATGATTTTCCAAATTACGATCTATCAAGTTTGTTTTATTTAAATGATGATTATGAAGGTGGGGAGTTATATTTTCCCAACCAAGGGGTGAAGTTTAAACCAAAAAAAGGTGCAGCATACTTCTTTCCAGGGGATATGCAATATATTCATGGAGTTACAGAGGTAAAAAGTGGTGTAAGATATACATGCCCATTCTTTTGGCAAATAGTTGAACATACTGGAGATAGACAGCCATGATTGAATTTGAAAAATTAACAGAAAAAGTACATATATACAAAAATCTGCTGCCAGATTATGAAGAGTTGGTTCTTTTGTTAAAGAACTCACAAATTGATTCTAGTAATACTTTTTTCTTTAAAGATTGGCGACAATGGGATAAGTTTGGGAAATATGTTTACGATATTGAAAAAGAAAACAATATCAAAGAAGAAGATATAAAAAAAAATCTCTTACTCTTTAATCAAGAGAAATATTTTATAGACAAAATTAACAAAAACTTTTATTTATCAACTAATCACTATTTAGAATTCCATAGTGTTCGTAAAAATGATGATTGGGAGAAGATGGGTCCATCTTTTGCAAAATATGAGATTACTAAAAAAGAAGAAGAAAACGCAATGGTTTATCACACCGATTATCAAAAAGATAGATCAGGCGACACTAAAAATTTTGCTATTACATGCACAATGTATTTAAATGATGACTATGATGGGGGTGAGTTGATTTTTAAAATAAGAGATCAGTACATTATGTACAAACCAAAAGCCGGTGATATAATGGTATTCCCATCAGGTCATCCAGATATTCTTTCTGAAGACTGTCAGTATGAACATGCAGTTACAAAAGTTAGTGGGGCAGAGAAGTACTTTATAAGGTGCTTCTATAAAGCGTAGGAGGCACATGTTTTCAGATAATCCAAACATATTGCAGCTAGAGGAAAAAATTTTTTGGTATAAAAACTTTATATCAAATGATCAAGTTGATCTGATTAATTCAATAGTTTACAAAGAAAACAGCTTATACAATCATTGGTTTGAAAATATGGAATTTAAGCTCACAGATCATGTTAGAGAGCTCGTTCCTGTTTGGAATAAAATTTCAGAGTTTATTTATCCAGAATATGTGATTCATCCATTGGCAAACATGATGTATTTTGGAGAAGGGAGTCAGATGCTTCCACATTGCGACAGCCCTGGTGAAGACATGACCGAAAGCCTTACAGTGCCAGATGTCTGGGGGACATGCTGTGTGCTCTCATGGGGTGTTTGCGTATACTTTGGCGAATTTTCTGGCGGAGAAGTTTATTATCCAAAACAAAATATTGAAATACCTGTTCAACCAGGTGACTTAGTTATTCATGGAGCCCTGAGATCTCATGAGCATGGGGTGAGAGCAGTGAGGAGTGGAGTCAGGTATGTTTTTTCAAACTTTTCTTTAAAACCAGAAAAGAATCCAGGATCTTTTTATAATTATGGAACAAAAGAAAACGAAGAGAGGCAGAAAAATATTGATCTTTGGATGCAACCTTTGAAAGACAATGAAAAATCTGTTGTTTTGCCAGACCTAGAAAAATATTCTTAAGATGAATCACTATTCAAATTTGCAAATTAATACAAATATAAAAATTTTTGGATTTACAATAAATCCTCCTAAAAATGAGGAACAATTAAAAAATATTCTTTATGGATTAACCAATAGCTATGAAAAAAAACATATTTGTGATTTTAGTGAAAATAGCGATGTTGTTCATGTCAATCCTTTTATTGAGCAAAAAATTCATTTTGATCAAATAAGTGTAAAAAAAATAGACTTTAAACAAACATGCACCCTGGTAGGATTTTTACCATTAAATAATGGTTATGTGGTTATTAGAATAAAATTAAACACTTATCCTTGCGAGGTCGGCGTTCATATTTTTTTGAACGAGAAAGTGGAAGACATTGACCTTGTAATAGACCACCTCTCCGCCCCGGCTCTTTTAAATTCAAAAAATGCAAATGCTGATGGGATGGAACTATTTGATATAGATTATTCAATTACATATGAATCTGAAAAAAATAATAAAATTAATAAACACGATAAAAACATCTATCCGGAAAGAACAGACTGGAGGGGTGAGAATAAAAACTATCTGCACAACATAGAATGTTTCTTTTGTAGAGAAGATGCGGGTTTTGTGTCTATTCATGGGCACCCCGCAAGATCAGTGTTGGTGTGCGAAATTCACAAAAATTATGTAGAGGACAAAAAGTCTAAACAATTTACAGTTAATTATAAAAATAATGAAAAGTATTTAACAACAAAATTTGTTATAAATGATGAAATTTATAGCAAAAATATTAAAAAAGAAAACAAGGATGTATGATTAAATTATGAAAAATAAAATTATTAGTGAAATAAATGAATCTAATTTTGTATTTCTTCAAAACGATGTCATCCCTGAAACAAGTCTCGGTGTTGCAACTAATAAAATTGTAGAAATTCCAAATTTTTTAGATAAAGAACTTGTTCCAAACATTATTCAATTTTTTGAAGAATGCAATATAAAGTGGGGGGACATTGCATTTTATGGTTCTTCTGGTAAAGCAATATCTACTGACGACAGTACTATGCAGCAATTTGGTCTTCCCAATAATTTTTTTGAGAATCTTAAATTAAAATTTCAAGAATCTGTGGAAAAAGTGTTTGAAAGAAAAGTAAGACCAAATACATCTCATGCTCAAAAATGGGATGTTGGCGGTTTTGCAAACCCCCATTCCGATAATTCAGATCATTCAGGAGTTCCAAATGCATTTGAAATTAATAAGTATGTTGGAATTCTTTATTTAAATGGAGATTATGAAGGCGGGGAGTTATATTTTTGTGATAAAAGTAATAATTTAAAACCCTATTTATCTTTTAAACCAAATGCTTTATCTTATTATGTTTTTCCGGGTGGTGTTGAAAACATTCACGGTGTTACTGAAATAACAAAAGGGGTCAGGTACACAATGGTGTCATTTTGGGATTATGCTGAAATTGAATACAGTGAAGAGACAAAAAAGAAATGGAAGGAAGAAGAAGCGCTTGTAAGAAGCCAGCAGGCAAGGCAAAAGGAGGAGTGGGCAAAAGGTAATATACATGCGTGAATACGAAATCTTCTCCAGTAAAATTCTTTACATTAAAAACGCCCTACCCAATTCAGATAATTTAATTAATGAATTAGAAAGAACAAATGAGACAATTAAACAATCAGATGCTATTTCAAAATGGACAGTGTGGAATTCTAGCGATGGTTCTTATATTTTTGGAAATACAAAAAAAACTAATTCTTCTATGATTGTCATAAGCCAAACAGCAATTATTGATATATTTAGAAAACTGCATTCTGCGATGGAAGAGTCTTTTGAATTATACAGAAACACTATTGAAAACAATATTGGTTATTTTTCCGAACTGGGTATAAGCAAATACTTTACTGGTGCCAGTATGGGCAGCCACGTCGATGTTGATCCAGGCAGAGATGTCTTTAAAGAAACTATATCTGGAATATTGTATCTTAATGATAACTATTCTGGCGGGGAGCTAAATTTCCAAGAACAATCTGTTTTTATTAAGCCCTCTTCAGGCAGTGCGGTGCTTTTCCCATCAACACCACCATTTTTTCATGAATCAAAAAGAATAAAATCTGGCGTTAAATACATATGCACTGCTTTTGGCTCATTATAAAAATGTTGTAATATAATATTAAATAAATTATAATTATTGTATGAAAACAATATTTGGGATACTATTTGTATCCTTAACTCTTTCCTCATGTGGTTATGAAGGTCGTTATCGTTATGAATGTCAAGACCCCGCAAACTGGGAAAGTAGCGAATGCAACCCGCCCGAATGTAAAGTGACGGGTACATGCACAACGGACATTATCGGATTTGATCCAAATGAACAATCCGAAGGAGGGACCAATGAATAATAAATATACCCCAGAAGACCTTGATGCAAGGTTAAGATTTGTTATTGGCTGTGTGTTGGGCGCAGTACTCTTTACAACGACATTAGCCATTCTATATGCTCTCGTTTTTGTTTCTCAACCAATTGGTGCACAAGCAGAAAATGACAAAATGTTCTTTAGCGTTCTTTCAAGCATTGCCACATTTATTACCGGCACATTGGCTGGTTTGATGATTTCTAATGTAAAAGGAAAGCAGGCACAGGAAGAAGAGGCTGATATTCCAGTAGAGGAATAATGAAAATCAACTTTAGAAAAGGCTGGTGGACAGCTCTGCCTTTGGCGGTTATTGCTTTAATAACAATTCCAACCGTAGATGCTTCTTCTACACAAGAGCCCATAGCAAATGCTGGCTTTGAAGATAATTCATTTACTGGCTGGTCTAGGGGGGCTCAAACAGGCAATTTAGGATCTGCAATAAATGGCAATGGTACTGGTGTAACTATTTTTAGCGGTCCAAAAACTTTTAGTCATCCATCACATCCAGCAGTAGGTAGTGCTACAAGAAATGGCGCTCCCAATCCATACTATGCCCCAGCGGTATCGGCAGGAAGCTGGACATTCTCCCCAAGCAATGCCTCATACGCTGCTTTGCTGCAACCAAGGAATGAGCAAAATTTTTCTCAAGCAATGACAGCCCTTGGCTTATCTGGATCCCCACAAACAGCAATACAAGCACAATTAACAGCAGATGCGCAAGCTGCCGCAAATGGAGGACAGTCCAATCCAACTGATGCTGCATGGATTACTCGTGAAGTTCAATTGACTTCTGGAATTACTTATACGATGTCTTGGAACTATTTGGGTACTGATTATGTTCCATTTAATGATGGTTCATTAACTTCGCTTGTTGCTGTCTCTACACCATCAACTCCGACAATAACAGTTAATAATTTTAATCGCTCATATGCACTTCTTGGATTTACAAATCCGGGAACTGGAGATTACTCTGTAAACTCATATGGCTCTACTGGTTGGCAAACATCAACTTATGAAGTTTCAGTAAGTGGTACATATAAACTTGGCTTTGCTGTTTTTAATCTTGGAGATACAGCCCTATCTCCAGTATTAATGATTGACAATGCAATAGGTGATACTCAGCGATGTGTTCCTGCAGGTAGCAATTGCACGACCTTTGGTGGAGTTGCCCCGAATAATGAAACAGCTCCAACTGTAGCACCTACAACAACTATCACTTCTACTACAACTACGACTACTTCCACAACTACTACTGTTCCGCCGACTACAACAACGACGGTTGCGCCATATTACAACGCAGTCACAAATCTCACTGCTGTAGCAAACGCAGATGGAAGCATAGACCTTGACTGGGATGCTCCAGCATCAAGCAACTTAAATGTCTACGGCTACTCAGTTAGTTTTTACGACCTTGATGAAATTGGCGGAACAACGTCAGGTGGCTGGGGTGTGTGGACTAATCAAGGCACCAACTACTCGCTAAGTACTGGAATGTTTTCTGGAAGCAACCCCGTAACTACTGGATTTGGACCTGTGCGCTTTGGCATTAAAGCGGGAAATCAAAGTTGTTTCTCTGGCGAAGGCGTAGGTCCGTGTGTATACGGACCCGAAGTAACTGTTGATGCAACTGTTATTGACCCGAATTCATCAACAACTACAACAACTACAACTGTTGCTCCTCAAACAACCTCAACGACTTCTTCAACGACTTCCACAACGACAGTCCCTGAAACAACATCTTCAACCAGTACCACAACAACATCGCCTCCCCAGACTACTACTACAACCGTTTATGTGCCAACAGTCACGACAACAACTGAACCTGAGCCTGAAGAAGAACCAGAAACTACTACAACGACTGAGCCAGAAGTTACTACGACAACTGAGCCTGAGTTTATTCAACCGGAGGATGAAGAGGAGGCTCAGCCTGTTGAGCCTGAAACGACCCTTCCTGATTATCCAGAAGAAGAACAAGAAGGAGAACAGCAGCCAGAACCGATATCCCCAGAAGAAACGACAGAGCAAGATACAGAATCACAAGAGACTATAGTAACACAAGAAGAATTTGAAAGTATTATTGAAGATATATCTTCTGAAGAAATTCAGGCAGAAGATGTAATAGAGGTAATTGATAATCTCAATTCAGAACAACTTACAGAAGTTTTAGAATCTATAGGTATAGAGCAATTAACAGAAGTAATTGATGAATTATCAGAAGAGCAAACCCTTGATCTTGTTGAAAATATTGAATCCGTAGAAGCTTTAGATAATGTTATTAATGCAATTGCTGATTCGGAAGAACCAATTGAGGCATCTGTTGCAGTAGCAATTATTTTAAATGATAACTTTACAGAGATATCTACTGAGGCAGCCCAAGAGGTTTTTGCAAATGTTGATGCTGATTCTTTTACTGATGAACAAAAAGAGGAACTCTCTGAGGCTCTTACGGAAGCTCCTGATGAAATCAAAGAGGCTTTTGAAGAGGAAATTGATGTTTATGGCGGAGGTTTTGATACTTATGTTCCAACAGGATCAAGCATTGATGTTGGCGCAAGAAAAACAGTTATCGCTGCAGTTGCAACATTAACAGCAACGGTTGCCGTTACTGGCGCTGCCGGAGCGTCACCAACAGCACCAGCAGGAGGCTCAGGAGGCGGTTCTGGAGGCTCAGGAGGCTCTTCTAATCCAAGTTCTGGCTCAGAAGGTCGTTCACGAAAAGAAGAAGAGGGGAGTGAGCCAGCAGGTGAAATTGTTGATGCTGAAGGTGAGGATGATGAGCATTATGCTAAAAATAGCATTTACGAGTATTATATAAAGGAGGGAATTGAAATGAAGAAATTTAACTGGTCTGGTTTTATAAACAAACTTTGGAATATAACTGCCGGGTTAGCATTTACTCTTGCAGGTAGTTATGTTGTTTATATTACCCTCTCTGGCGCAACGCAAAGAGCGGCGGGTATTGCTACCCTAATTGCAATATTTATCCACTATACTCACAATATCTTTAAAAACGATATTAACTGATCCAGTTTCCTTATCACAAACAATGGGGTATAATAGAATTATACCCATTGGGGTAGGGAGGTGATCATGTCTACTAAGTCACAAAACTTAGATCAAGCACTTAAGGGAGGCGCACTCGGCGTTTGGGTCTGGCTGGCTACTGTTCAGCTAAATCTTGACGGTGAAGTAGTTGCCGTATTAACACCGGCAATTGCCTACGGACTTGCATGGTTATCAACAAGAGTTGGCGATCCAACAGTTGCTTCTTTCTTAGCAAAGAAGCCTGCGGAAAAGCCCGCTGTTAAAAAGAAGGCATAAGCGATGGAACAGGTCAAAAATATTTGCCTTCGTATATTGGCGACCTTTTCTGCCTCGGGACTTGGAGTTATCGGGGCGGGTACAATTGCTGGCGTTCCTGTTTGGAAGGCGGTTTTTATGGCAGGGATTGCTGGCGTTGCTACCGTTGTTGAAGGTTTATCACGTGAGTTCTTAGATGATGGTAAACTAGATATGGATGAAATCAATGAAGTCTTCAGTAAAGTCGATAAGAAAGCAGTTAAGAAAGAGGAGGAATTCTAAAATGAGCGTTAAATGGAATATTATTGCACCAGTCAAAAAGCCTGCAGATCTTGAAGGCATTGCACCTGGGAAGTTGCCAGAAAAACTTTTGAAGCCAATTAAGGGTGGCGGTAAGTTGCACTGGAGAGCTGCAGATGCATGGGAGGCAATGGTTGAGGCTGCCAAAGTTGATGGCATTGAATTAAAGCCGGTTTCTGCTGGGGATACATATCGCTCATTTGAATCTCAATTAATGGCATTTAGACAGAGATATCAGAAAGAGCCAATTGCTGGAGCTCAGACAAGAACTTTTGAAGGGATTAAGTGGTACAAGAAAGATCCTAAGCTAGCCAGCCTTGCTGCACCTGGTACATCGCAGCATAATAGCGGATTGGCAGTTGATGTTCATACTGCCGCTGAGCCAAAGCGTTTAGATTGGCTTATTGACAATGTTCGTAAGTTTGGGTTTAGCTGGGAAGTTGTTCCAGAAGAACCTTGGCACTTGCGCTATACAGAGGGTGATAATCCACCTGCTGCTGTGATTGAATTTATTACAAAGAGAGATGGGCAAGCGCCCGCACAGCCAGCATCTGTCGCTAAAACTTCAGTTGATGAAGGTAAAATAAAAGAAGAGGCAAAAACTCTTCCTGTACTTACAAAGGGCAATAAAGGGCAGGCGATTAGAAGAGCCCAAAGATTGCTCGACAAGCATGGTTTTAATTGCAAAGATGATGGAGATTTTGGAGCCAAGACGGAAGGCTTGGTCAAGAGCTTTCAATTAAGTCGTGGTATAGAATCTAACGGAATTATTAACCAGGCTACCTGGGAAGCATTGCTGGGTTAATCAATCTTTGCTAATATCTTATAGGAGATATTATGCCGGCAACTAGAAATATAGAGATTTATCAAGGCGATACTTATGCCCATCAACTTGTATTGAAGAATAATGCCAATGCGGTAATAAATATTACTTCTAGAGCTTATTCTGGTCAAATTAGGAAGAGGCGGTCGTCAGACACAATAACTGCTACATTTAATGTAGAAATTACAGATGGTGCTAATGGAGTTGTTGTATTTACTTTATTGCCAAATATTACTGCAAATCTTAGATCAGGTGTTTATGTTTACGATTTTCAAGAAGTAAATGGATCAACAGTTACCACTATTTTAACAGGAAATGCTACTGTTACTGGTGAGGTAACTAGGTAATGGCTGATATTACAACACTGCAATTAACAACTACGCAAGCCTCAAATGTCTCCATAACTACCAATACTACCGTTTTAACACAAAGTAGTGGTACAATTAATTTAGCAAGTTTAATTTTAAGCAATACAGCACCAGCTGATGTAGCAAGAACTGCAAATGCTGGAGTAAGTAATATTGCAGCTAGATCAGACCATGTTCATAGCGCTGGAGATTTATTGCTTGATGGAGGAAATTATTAATGGCTAATAAAATTAGAATTAAGCGTAGAGCGTCAGGCAGCGCAGGAGCGCCAACAAGTTTAGAGAATGCAGAATTAGCATTTAACGAAGTAGATGATGTTCTTTACTATGGTGAAGGAACTGGCGGTGTTGATGGCACAGCCACAACAGTTATTGCCATTGGCGGCTCAGGTGCATTTGTAACTCTTGCATCGGATCAAACAATATCTGGCAACAAAACAATTAATGGCAATGTAATTATTAATGGCACAACATCAGTTGCTACTCCAACAGCTAACGCCCATGCTGCTACAAAACTTTATGTTGATACTGCAGTTTCAAGTGCAAGTTCAACCTTTACAGCTGCCGGCGATACAGGTAATGTTTCTATTTCCGGTGGAGATACATTTACAATTGCTGGTGGTACTGGATTAACATCTGTTGCTGCTGCAACAGATACTGTTACAATTAATCTTGACAACACAGCAGTCACTGCTGCCTCGTATGGTGGCGCAGGTACTGTTGGAACATTCACAGTCGATGCACAAGGTCGCTTGACAGCTGCTGCAAATGCAACAATTTCTATTTCTTCTTCGGCAGTTACGGATTTTACAGAAGCTACGCAAGATGTTGCTGCTGGATTGCTCACTAACGGAACACACAGCGGAATTGCAGCAACATATGATGATGCAAATGCAAAAGTAAATCTTGACGTTGCAGACTTCACAATCACCCTTAGTGGGGATTTGACGGGTAGTGCAACTATTACAAATCTTGCAAATGCAACTCTTACTGCGACAATAGCCGCAGATTCAGTTGCACTTGGTACAGATACGACTGGCAACTATGTCGGCTCTGTTGCTGCTGGCACAGGCGTTTCCGTCTCCAACACCAATGTTGAAGGTGGAACATTTACGGTTGACTTGGCGAACACAGCGGTAACTGCTGGCTCTTATGGATCAGCGGGTTCTGTTGGAACATTTACGGTTGATGCACAAGGTCGTTTGACAGCGGCATCTAATTCAACAATTTCAATTACTGCATCACAAATCAGTGACAGAGCAACCAATCTTGTTACAGGTCTAACTGGAACAGCAAATGAAATTGCGGTGTCAAACTCAGGCGTTGGTGCTGTTACATTGAGCCTTCCAGCCAATGTTACTATTTCAAACAACCTTGTAGTTACTGGTGATTTGACAGTTAATGGCAATACTACAACGCTCAACACAGCAACTCTTGTTGTTGAGGACAAGAATGTTGTTCTTGCTAGCGTTGAAACGCCAACAGACACAACTGCCGATGGCGCTGGTATTACAATCAAGGGCGCAACTGATAAGACATTCAACTGGATTGATGCAACAGACTCCTTTACGGCATCTGAGCATATCAATCTTGCTTCAACAAAAGTATTTAAGATTGCCGGGACAACTGTTCTTAGCGGAACAAATCTTGACAATGTTACTGTCGATGGTGGTACATTCTAAGGAGTCTTGAATGGCTAATGTTGTTAAAATTAAAAGATCAGGCACAGCGAATACTGCTCCAACATCTCTAGAATATGGAGAGTTGGCAATCAATTATGCTGACGGACTTTTATTTTTTAAAGATTCTTCCAACACTATTGTCTCTTTTGACATCAGTGGAACTTTTAACATAACTGAAATTGGTGGGGATTTAAAGAACCTTGAAGTATCTGTCGCTATGCAAACCTTTTAAGGGCTAGAACTCATTTTCTGGTACAATTGAATATTATGGATGATGTCAAAATCAATACAAGTAAAACTCTTACACTGACACTTCCAAGTGACCCTGTAAGCAATGTTGTTTCTGTAAGCCTTTATCATGAATTTGGCTCACTTGTATCTGGTCCAACAAATGCAACAAGAACAGGTACTGGTGTTTATACAATAACATATGGTCAACAGGCTTCTGGTATTTATGTTTTAAATAGTGCCGGGAGGTATAGAGTTGATTTTACATACACAATTTCTGGAACGAGCTATACGCAATCTCAATATATTAATGTGTACACACCGTATGTTGATATCGACACCTTCTTTACAGACCATCCTGATTTAGAAAATGATTACTATGAAAAATTTGATAAAATGGAAAAACGTGTAAGGAACATAATTAATACTTTTTGTGGTCAATCTTTTGACTATTATCCAAATAAATATATTGAAATTTCTGGTTCCGGTAAAAACACACTTCACTTGCCGCATCCAATTAGCGGATTAACAAAAGTAACAGTAAATGTTGGAGATGAAGATCAAACAGTAATTCATGATTCTACAGATGCTACTTTAAATAACATTGAAAAGTCTAAAGAACCTCACAATTTTCAATCAAGCTACTATATTCAATTTAAGAGATCTTTTCTCGATAGTGTGCAGACTTTAATAGTTTCATCAAAATTTGATGAAGGTGATGATTATAAAATTGAAGGTGATTTTGGATGGAAATATGTTCCTGACAATATCGTGCAAGCTGCTGATTTATTATTAGAAGATATGATGAATGGTGATTCTGATTATAGAAGGCATGGCATGACAACTGTTGATATGGATATCCTTAAATATCAAGTTAAGGATTCATTCTATGAATCAACAGGTAATATTGAAGCAGATGTATTGCTTATGGATTACACGCTTTTCGTGATGGATTATGTGGTTTAAATGTCCTATCAAACTTTTTTTCGCTTTGCGCACAAATGCGATATTTACACAAAAACAACAGCTACAAATGCTGCCGGTCAAGAGTATGCAACGTTTACAAAATCGGCTACGATAGGCTTTCAATTTCAAGCCCCGACCACTCAATCTACGTCCTCTAGCGATAGAAGATTGTCTCCGTATGTTGATAATTTTTCAAAATATGAAGGAATAGTTCCAGCGATGTATTCTGAGTATATTAGTTATGATAATAGAATTACAAATATAACAGATTCAAAGGGTACTCAAGTTGATACGGACACATATGAGATCGTTGGCATTCAACCAAAATTTACTTTTTCCGGTAAAAAGCATCATGTTGTTGTATCCCTTAGAAGGGTGGTTGAAACATAATGTTTAATATCTCAATTAAAAGTAATTTTAATAATTTAATAAATAAAGTAGATATGATACCGATCGATATGCAATCGGCAGTCGCTGAGGGTGTCGGGGCGGCGCAATCTGATATAGAAAATGTTATCAATACAAATTATCAGAGCGTTGAAATATCTGCATCCAGCGGTGGTGCGGAAGTAAAAATTGTAAATGGCTTTGAAGATAATTCTGATGAGATTAAAAGAATTGTAATGGAAAAAATAAAAATGTCGTACAGGGGGTTGTAATGACTTTGCCAATTTACGATATCAACTCTCATCTTGCACAGGATCAGGATATTGTGACCGCTGCGGGGAGGCAAATGAATTTTTATCCTGTCGTTGCTCCATCCAGTGCAACTGCTCCTTATGTTGTTTATTATTATAATCCATTGATACCAGATCCAGATCGCCATTGGATGAGAAAAGATGTTGTTAGATATTCAATATTTGATACAGATGTAGAAAGACTGTTTTCAGTATCTGAATTATTTATAGAAATTCTTGGCAAGGCAGATACAGTAGCCAAGACAGGTGGTATAGAGGCTACCGGGCAAGACCGTAGGATATTATCATCAATGCAAACAGATTCCAGTCTGGCTGTGCCATTAGAAAAAGAGGGTTGGTATAGGATGAATTTAGACTTTAGAATATGTAATGTATAAAAAAATATATGGTACAATATATGCTGTATGGAATATATTACAATTACCTATGTCGGGAGAACTCCCGGGTATGTGGCGAAAGTAGGAAGTTCCATATATGAATTCGAATGGAATAAATCTCTCGGTATTGGCAAACGCCAAGGAGAGGTAAATCCAAAAGATATTTCTAAGATCGCTAATTGGCGTGATAAGAAAGGTCGGAAAATATTCCGGCTTGATAAAATAGGAGGAAATACAAATGGCAGTTAATGTCGCAAATATTGTCGTTGGTGAGGCAACCATTAAGCTTGGTCCATCGGCTAACGCAACAACGATCGCTGCAATGGATAACTTCGCTGATGTCGGTGCCACACAAAATGGTGTCGAAATTTCATGGGAGCCAGACATTGTAGATATTGAGATCGACCAATTCGGTGATGCCGCAAAGTTGATTCAGTCCAAAGTTAAGGTGATGGTGAAGACCACGCTTGCTGAGGGAACATTGAACAACCTTGCAATCGCTTGGAATTATGATGATGTCACAGATGGTGACGACATCAAGGCAAACTTCGCAGGTTCGGGTGCAAATACAAACACCTTCCTGTTCGGTTCGCAGAACGTGTACCCACGTGAAAAGGGTCTGGTCATTGTTGGCTCAGCCCCCGGATCGTCGGCAGCAGCAATCAAGACTCGTTCCTACTACACAAAGCGTGCGGTTTCGATGGAATCATCGATGATCAGCATGAAGCGTGCAGAGGCAACGATGTTCACTGTTGGTTTCCGTATTCTCCCCAAGACAGAGGATACAAACTACGAGTACGGCAAGATTATCGATCAGCAATAATTGATTGAAAAATCGTGAAGTAGCCCTCGCAGGCTTCTATCTTGTGATAAACTTGATGGGAGAAGCGAGGGCTTCTTTATTTTACAAACAAGGTAGGTAAACAGTAATGAGTGATAATAAGGACATTTTGGCTGGAACTGAAATTCTTTTTGCAGATGGAAAGAAGAGAGTTATTAAGCCTTTGACAATTCGTAATCTTCGTAAGTTTATGAAGATTGTCAAGAATCTTAAGAACGATGAAACTCTTGAGGATGCAGACATTGACGTAATGGTTGAGGCAGCCGCTGTTGCATTGGCTGTCGTCGATCCAGAACTCGCAGGCGATAAGGAGAAGTTGGAGGATGTTCTTGATCTCAAGTCATTCGGCGCTCTCATGACTGCCGCAATGGGGTCCGACCCTTCCTTCTAGGCGAGGAGAGTGAGGTATCTTCCGACACAAGTTGGGAAGACATTCCTCTCCTCAAATATGAGTCTGAAATATTTATAAAAACCGGAGCTTGGAACAGCATCGGAGAGTTGGAGTCATGTCTTACTCTCAATGAGCTGTTCCTTCTCTATCGTGCAGCTGTTAATGAAACAAGTACTGCTATGAAGATTGCTGCAGCCGCTCAAGGTGCTGATGTTGATTTTGATGAAGACTGGTATAATCCTGCGCCTAAGAGAATTGTCCAAGGACTTGATATTATGCAAATGGGAATTGGTCTTGGATATGAAGTTTCTCAAAAAACTGATTGATAAAACCTTGATTTTATCGACCTAATGTGTAATAATTAATATGGCTGAACTATGTCTGATACACCAACACCGTATGGGGATATAAAATTTACTGTCACTGCAGATACGTCTGAAGCTGCGATTTTACGTCAAAGTTTAGCTCAAGTATCTGCACAAATTAATAATACTGTAAGTACAGTAAATAAGCTTGCCAGTACACAAGCGATGCTTCAAAGAATTACTGCTGGTACTGGTAATAGCACAAAAGTTTTAACTGGTTTAATTGCTGCTAATAATAAAGCGCAAGTTCTTAATAATAAAATTATTAGCGATGCTGTAAGGCATCATGCTGCTTTAACAAAAGAGATTGATAGGCTCGGAACATCATCTCCAAAAGCAACTGCGGCACTAAATGCTCAAGCCAATGCAATGCAACGCCTGACTACCAGCTCGAGAGAGCTGACAAGAGCACTGCAGGCAACATCTATCCAGCAATGGGCTAACAGGGCTAAAGGCTCGTTGACTCAAATGAACATGAGTATTCTTAGGACAACTGCTCAAACACTTGCATTTACAAGAGCCTTGAGAACAGCGTTCTTTAGCTTCGCAGACTTAGAGCAGGAATCTGCAAGAGTTACAAAGCTTATGGTTGACAACTTTGGATCTGGAGAAGAAGCTATTAGGCTTGCTTCTGAACAAACAAAGGAATTGGGTAAGCTTCTTGATCAAGTAACTAGAAAATTTGGAACAAGCAGGGTGTTGGTTCAAAGTCTAGCAGGTGACTTTGCAGAACTTGGCATAGGTGATATTCAAGGTCTTAAAGATCTTGTTGAATTAACAACTACTGTTGAGAAATTAGGTAACGTTGATATTGAACAATCACAAAGATTTGTTGAATCAATGTTGCAAAATATTTTAAGAGTTAAGAGAGAGCAGTATGCAGCAAGAGGTCTTTCGTTAGATTTAACTGACCCTAAGCAATTTAGCAATATTATTGCTGAATTAAGAGGTCAGCTTGCTGAGTTCAACTTAGTTGAAAATAAAACTTCTCTATCACTAAAAGATCTAGCAGACGCATTCCCAGAAGTCTCGGCTGCAGCAACAACATTCGGACTGTCAATGACAGAATCCGCAGCGCTGCTCGCTCCGATGGTTGCTTCTGGTTTCCAGGTCGGCGCATCTGCTAACTCTATCAAAGTTTCATTGCAAAGAATGGTTGCAATGACAAAACAAAATTCAGTAATTCTTGGTGAGCTTAATCAAGCGCTCGGACCAGATTTTGACTACTCTGCTGGTGTAAGTATGGAAAATATTCAAAAGCTTACAGATGGTTTTAATAATCTATTAAACATTAAGGGCGAGCAGGGAACACTGGAGCTGTTTGCAAGATTGTTCGGCGTTCGTCAGGGACCAAGAATGGAAACATCCTTTAGGCAGTTGGCAGTCTTTCAAAAAGCGCTAGGAGAAATGGGAACAACAGAAGCCAGGATTGCTGAAGTAATTCAAAAAAATGTTAATGCGAGATTAAAGTCTGCCGGGTTTGCTGAGACTGAGCAGATTCAAGTAAAAAAAATGGTGGATATCAGTAATTTACACAGAAAAGCTACTGAAAATATTAATGGTCAATATACAAAAAGAGCTAAAATAATTCGTGAGGGTCAAAAGTTAGCTTTTGATGAATTAACTAAAATTTATGGAACAACAGGTGATGAGTCTAAAGATTTCTTAAGCAAAATAGGAACTGAGTCCGGTAAGATATTGATGTCTAGTGCTTTTAGAATTGAAGACGTAGCGCAAAAGCAATTAGAGACTGAATTGCAAATTGGTCTAGATACCACTATAACAAAATTTAGAATAATGAAGGAAGAAATATTGGCGATCGGAAGAGTGATCGTAACAGCCTTCAAGCCATTGATAGAATTTTTTACACCAATAATACAAAAGATTAGAGATTTTGTAGAAAATCTTGGACCGCTCGGTAAAAAAGCTATAAGTTTTGGTGTTATATTTTTAGGTTTGATACCATCTATAAAACTTTTGACAGTTTCATTTAGATGGTTTTTTACAGGGGCGCTGTCGAGTATTGCAAGGCTTGCAACAGGTTTTGGCAAACTTGGGTCTAGGATTATTGATGTTACCGAACTTGTTGATCGTGGAGCTGGGGCTTTAAAAAATTGGCAAAAGGCAACATCCTTGCCAGGGACAACAAAAGTTCTCTTGTCTGGAAGAAAGCGTGGTGCTATAACAGATGTATCTGGATTGGACCCGTCAGCTCAGCAAGTATTGCAACAGGGTTCAACGCCAACATCTGCTGACCTTAAAAATATTTTTAAACGAGCCATCGGGCTTCCTGTCGGTGGTGATGCATTAACTGGATTAGATGCTGCCATAAAAGCAGTTGATGCAACTGCAGAAACTGCAGCTGATGCTGCCGATGCTGCTGCAACGACTGCTAAATCTGTTAGCGATGGAGTTAGTGAAGCATTAAAGGCTGGGTTTAAAGGAACTGTATTCACTAGCAACAGATTCATGGGGAATACATTTACTGGTGGTCCCGGAGGTGGAGGCACAGGTCGTGGACCTAGAACACCTGGGTCTCCTAGAACACCTGGGTCTCCTAGAACACCTACCGATACAAGACCAACATATGGTCCCCCAGCACCTGGTCCTGTATATGGACCAGCAATGCCGCCTCCAGATACAAGACCAACATATGGTCCGTCCCTGCCTTCAGATGCAAGACCAATTTATGGTCCATCGCTACCTCCATCTGTAACTGGCACAAGCAAGATACCAGCCGGTGGTTTTAGAGTACCAACAACTCCTGTATTGCCATCAATTCCAGGTCCTGAGCCAGTTAAAAAAGCTGCTAAAGCCGCTAAAAAAGCCGTCAAGGAAACAATAGATACTGCAGCGGCATCAGTTGCCACAGCAACTGCAACAGTCGGTGCCGCAGTTGCTGATGTTAGCTCCACAGTTGCATCTGTGGCTGCTGGGGCTGCAGAAACGGTTAGCGAGGGTGTCTCTAGTGCCGTAAGTGCTACTAAAACAGTTGCTAGTGGATCAAAAGTTACAAAAGCTGCAGCTCAAATGACAACACTAAAAGTTTCAGAGATAGTTTCAGTTTATGACAAACTTGGTGTTGCTTTGCCAGATGAATACCAATTCTTAAGAAGTTTAGATAAAGAATGGCAGGTAGCGACAAAAACTAAGCAGAAAGTTCTAAAAGATATAGCTGCACAAGCAAAAGGTGGTGATTTAACAAATCTTGGTGGTCCACTCGGAAGAATCGAGCGCATCGGAAAATCAGAGGTTATCTTTACATCTCCAGAATCAAAGAGATCACTAAAGCCAACTTCAAAACAAATAGCTGAACGTGCTCTTCGACCAGATGTAATGGTCCCATTTGGTCAAGATGAGATTATTGGCGATTTATTAGGAGAGAGACTGAAGAGGGTTCCGAAGGTCGGTTCAACTATTCCTGCAAAAGCAAAGCCATTAGCTGGGGTTATTGAAAATCTTAAAATTAGAGGCAAAAAAATACAAGAAAATATAAATCAATTAGCAGAAACTGGTATGAAAGCAGCTGAGCGTGCGGCGGCTCAGGCTGATAGTGTTCTTAAATATGGTGCTACTGAAACAAAATTGTTAGCTGATGAATTTAAAGGTTTAACACTAACTCCTAAAGATACTGCAGCAGGGGTGATTGAAGTTGAAAGAGAAGTTAGGGTTCTTAGCGAGTATGAAAAAGCAGTTGAAGAGGCAAGAATTGCACAAAAAGAATTTGAAGATCTTACATCGTCTGCATCACAGCAGGATGTGCAAAGATTGGCAAATAAAGCAAAAGCAACTAGAGAAAAAGTTGTCAAGCTTGAAAAGACAAAAAGGAATGTTGTTCGAACAGCAACAAAATTTGATATAGTACCAGCAGCTCCGGTATCTCAAGAGCTGCAAAATTTTAGAGATATAACATCAAGAAAACTACAGCTCTTAGGACCACAAAGAACTCTTTTGCCAAAAGGTGTTAACACACAAGAGCAAGTTAGTAAAGCTCTAGCAAGTGCCGTTGCTCAAGAAAAGATTTTGCTCCCGAAGGGTGGTATTAATCAAAACTTAAAATTAATAGCTGGATATAGAGCTTTAATGGTTGAGAAAATTGAAGCTATAAATAAAGCAATTGACAGTGGCGATGATGTGATTGTTAAAAATCTTAAACAAATCGGTTATAAGAGTAAGCAAGAAATTGCAAAAATGACTAGTAAAACATCTAAAGCTCAGGCTGCAGCTCAGAATCGTGAATTGATAAGAAAACTCGCAGCAAAGTCTGTCCGTCTAGATGAGCTAGATCCAGAGTCGCCAGCTTATGATCCTAATGCTGGGCGTAGATTATTTACAAAAGGCATGGCTGATAAAGTTGCAAACGAGAGGATTGTGCAACAATCTGATAGTCAAATATTAAATAGAATATCTCCAACAACAGATAAAGCTAAAGCTAGTATAATTGCAGAAAGAAATGCTGCAAGAACAAGAAATGCTGCAAAAGAAGCGGATATATTGAATAAAACAATTAATCAGATGACTTCTGATTACACTGTTGAAGCGCAGCAGTCTAGATCTAAAGCAGTTACAGCGTTTAAGAAAACACGTAACGCACTAATAAAGAAATTTGGAAGCATTGAGGCTGCAGAGGTAGCATTAAGTAATGCTGTAAATGCAGAGCTTGCAGTTCAAAAAGGAGCTCTTTCTGCACCAACTGCTGCTGTAAAGAAAGCGGTTTCAAGAACAACGTCAATAGTTGCATCCGGAACTGCGGCAGTTAAAGAAACAGTTGATACTGTAGCAAGAACTGCAAGCAGTGTCCCATTCATATTGAAAGATTCATTGGGTGGGTTCAGAATGTTCCATTCAGCCGCCTCTGAAGCAGTCTCGTCTTCAGTCGTTGCATCTACTAAGACAATTGGATCTGAGATAAGCAGGTTGCTCGATGATGTAATAGTAAGAGCACTTCCGGCTGGATTTGATCCAGCAAAAGCTAAAGTCATGCGTTCTGTCATTGCAGAGGTATTGGCAAAGACACCAATAACAGCAGCAAGTGCGGCAACTCCGGCAGCGCAAAGTTTTATGTCCCATGTTCTTGGCGGCATGGGTGATGATATTGCAAGGGTTATAAATTCACTTGCGCCAGATATTACTTCGGCAATATCTGCCGGTGGCATATCAGCAAAAGGTGGAATTGTGCAAACAGCAAAGGCAAGAGCTGTTGGTTCCTTTAATAAATTGAAATCATTAACTACTGCAAAAATTCTTGGTGATCTAGGAATGCTTAGAACTGGTATTGAGGCAGCAGTGTTTGATGCCGTAGCCGCTGCTGGCTATGCAATTGAGAGTACAACAAGTTCTATTGGTGAAGCTATTAGGGCTGGTACATATACGGAAGCAATGATCCCAGGGTATTTAGATGAATTGACCGCAAAGAGAGAAAAGAGGAGCGCTAGGGCGGTAGAGAGTGGGTCTGCTGGTGCTGCGGCTGCTGCTGAGGCTAGAGGTGAGCCGATATCGAGAGGAGAAAAGAATGCTGCTAGAAGAAGAAAAAGGGCTCTAGAGAGGCTTGTTAAGGAAGGCAGAGCGCCAGATCTTGAGGCAGCCGGCAGTCTTTATGATAAGGCTCTCGCAGGTGGAAAAGAAGAGCTAGACAAATTATTGCCAAAAACAAAAGCTAGCGTCGGTTCGGCGGTTAAGGAGGCGGTTGGTGATGCTGCTGAGGCTGCAAAGGAAACAGCATCTGAGGCTGTCGAAGCTGTTGGAGAAAAACTAGACGAAGCTGTTAAAACAGTTAGCGATGCTACAACTGGCGCAATAGATGATGCTACTAAAGCTGTAAAAGATAAAGTTCGTGCACCATCGACAAAAGGGATGAAAGTCGAGGATATGGGGCGTGCTGAGCTTGTAAGGGAGAAAGGGAGATTGCAAAGTGCTATTAAGAAAGCACCTTTGGATATCTCTGTTCTTGATGAGGAGATAACAAAGAAGAAAGCCCTCATTGATGCTATGGATCCAGCGTCCAAGGGGCTTAAGACGAATGCAAGAATTATTGCTGAACATACAGCGTTGGTAGAGAAGAGAAATGCATTAAGTGCTAAGCTTGCTTCATCTGAAGCAAGGCTTGCTGAGGTTAATAAGCGACTTGCTGAGACAAAGACCGCCGAGGCAGCATCTTCAAAGAAAGCAAAGCCAGCAGCTGCCGCAGCAGCAGCTGGTGCCGCACCAACTGGAGCCCCAAGAGCTCCAAGAATACCAACTGCTGCTGCGCCAGCCGCATCCGTTGCCGCTGTGACGAGCTCAGCAGTTGTTGAAAAACTTGATGAAGTTATTATTGAATTCGATCGGTCCCTTGCAAACTTTTTTAAGGGACCAAACTTCTTTCAGGGACCAAACTATTTTGCTGGTCCAATAACAGCAATGCCCAATGCAAAATTTAAAGATGTAAAGAAGAGATTTTCTGATTTAACTGACGATGAAAAAAAGAAGGTATTGTCTGGTCATACTAAGAGAGCTGATGAAGCTAAGGCAAGAATTTTAGCAAGAAAAGCTGGCGCTACTGGCGCAGGCACGGTTGATGATGCTGCCGCAGCGGCAAGTGGCGCTACTGCTGCTACTGCCGCAAAGGCTGGGTTGTTGAGGAAATCTTTGTCCGGTCTTGGTGGATTGATGGGGAGTGGGTTGGTTCGTGGTGCACAAATTGGTAAAGCTGCACTGCAGGGGATGTTTGGAATAGTTGGCAGGTCTGCATCAGAGTTCTGGAAGATGAGTGCTGCATTTATCAATATGTATACAACCGCAATCAGCAGTGCATCATCAAGCTCAAGGCTTGCATCCATTTCTGCAATGATTGGGGCAAAAGCAATTGCAGTTGTTGGTAAAGCTGCAGCTATTACGGATAAAGCTATAAAGAAATTAGCAGGATCGTTCTTGGCTCTTGGGAGAACAATTGCCACAACAACAAATGCTGAATTGACAAGATTCTTTGCTTCGCTTCAAAAGAGTAAAATATTAAAGGCTTGGGGTTTCTTATTATTTACCGGAATGTTGCCCTTGATCAAGGGTTTTAAAGTGCTGACAATTGGTGCAGTTAAATTCATTACAACAATGAAATTTAGCGCTCTCATTGGTGGATTTCAGCAATTATATCAGACGGTTTTAAGGACTGCATTAAGTTTCGCTGCTCTAGCTATTAAGCTAAATGCGGCAATGCTAATGATTGCGCCAATATTGATAGTGGTGTTTTCGATTATATCAAAAGTTAAAAGAGGCATCTCAGGTCTGTCGCCAGCTATGGACAATTTTAAAGCTGCTTGGGTGGCAATAAAAGATGCGATATATATACTTGCTGCTCCTTTGGAAAATCTTATTGCTTCATTTGGCGGTATTGGGGCTCAAGGCGATTCGGTTAAAAGAACTGCAGGTGTAATTTGGTTGATATCTAAAGGTGTAAGGGCTGCTGCTGAAGCATTCCAAAGATTCGCTGCCGGTCCCGGTCTTAAATATATGAAGAGTGCTGTTGTTCCAATTATAACAAGAATTGTTAATAGATTTATACTTCTTGGAAGAGCGATAAGTGCCGCATTTGGTGGTCGAAGCGGAGAGGCGGCAAAGAATTTTAAAGGCTTCTTATACTCAATGCTTTATGAAGCAGTTGCATTTATTGGTAAATTTATAAGCTTAATAGCATCTGCACTAGAAATGTTTGCACCAACATTGGCTAAGATAATTGATGCCATTGTTGCTGCAACTATCACAGCATTTAGAAAAATTATGAATTTTGCAAAAGAAGTAATGCTGCTTCTAGGATCAATTATAACAGTTATTGGTGGAATATCTGGTCAAATTGGCATTGCCCTTGGTGGTGCAGCAATTGTTGCTGGTGGTGTTGGCATCGGACTTCTTGATATCAAATTAAAGGAATTTGAGGAAAGCGCTAAGAGTGGTGGCTTAGGGGCTGGGAAGGCAATTGCAAATGGAATTACTAGTGGTGCAAAAAAAGCTGCTCGTGGTATGGAGACTCTTAAAGCTTTAGTTGGTGAAAAATATGGTGATTTGATGGGTGTCGGTATAAACACTGCTCTTGCTTCAAGAATTGCAAAAGACATGCCAAAGGATGTTAAGAATGAAATTATAAGGTCTGCCGATGATGCAAGAGCTGGTGGAGAATCGCTCGGGCAAGAAATTGCAAAGGGCATTAAGAAAGGTCTAACAGATCTCAAATCAGAATTTACAGATAAGTTTTTTGGAAAAGCTGATTCTGAAATTGATAAATTTGTAGAGAAATTAAAAGATGGTTTAAATGAACAGAAAGATAAAGCGCTAGAGGCATTTGATAATCAAATAGAAGCTATTGAAGCTCTTGGTGAAGCAGAAGAAAGGCTTACTGCGACTGTTGAATACGAAGAAAAACGTCGTGAGATGATACGAGAGCGTGCTCTTGATAGAGAAAATTATTTGCGTGAAAGAAAAGTCGCTGCGTATGAAGGAAGGGCTGAAGATGTAAGGTCATTAGACCTTACATTTAGAAAGAGTAGTGTGGAGAAAGATAAGGAGATTAAAGACTTTGATCTAGATAGAGTTAAGACTCTCCAGGCTCAAAATAGAGAGGATGCTGTCAAAGTAATTAATAAACAAAAAGAGCAATTGGTCAAAGAATATGACAAGATGTTTAAAGACTTTGATCAAAGAATTGAAGACATAAAGGTTCGTGGATTTAGTAATGAACAAGAGTTTGTGCAAATGTTTGGCAATTTACAAAACGCTGCATCGGTATTTTCTGACGATATCTCTTCAACTTTCATGAAAGCTATGGAAAGTCTTCCAAATGCAATAAGAGAATCAACAGATCCATCTATTGGAATGTTTAGTACATCAATGGATAAAATGGTTCAAGAAGCAAAGAGAACTTTCGGTATTGGAGTAACTAGTGCAAGTTCAGAATCAATACTTGGAGCTGCTTATTTCCTTGCTAAGGGAATGCCGGGTGCGTTTAGACAAGCATTTGATTCAGGTATTGTTTCACAATTTGTCACGCCATTCTCAACAAAAGTTAAGAATGAATTAAATAATACCGTCCCGGCTGATTTGTGGGTTAAGTCTGCTGGTGTTGCAATGGTTGAAATGGTTAATGAAATGAAAAGAAAACTTGTTAGCCTCAAGGGAACTTTGTATGATGATTTTAAGAAATTGTTCTCTGAAATGCCCGTAACAGATTTAAGTAGAATATTTGGTGATATGTTTAAAGATCTCGATTCAGAGGCTCTTAAGGATTATTTTGCCAACCTTTTCCCAACAGCGGAAGAATTAAAGGCAAAAATTATAACAATTGAAACAGTTCGATCCAAAGACGGATCTGGCGGTGGAGAAGCGCCAAAAGCTTCGCCCGGTTTCACTCCATCAGAGTTAGGACCAACTGACGTAGATTACTCAAAATATAAAGATTATGTTGAAAGAATGGCTGAGTTGAGAGAAAAGGCGGCAGAGCCTGCGCAGTCTGAAAAGCAGGATCCAAAACAAAGCTTCTTTGGCAAATTTAAAGATATTATTGTTGGCATAGCTGATTATCTTGGTCCAGTTAAAACAGCCATCCTGGGGGCGCTTGGAGTTGTTGCTGGCGCTGGTGCTGCAATACCAATATGGACTGGAATAAAAGTTGCTGCTGTCGCAATTGGAACAGCAGTTGGTGGATTACCAATATTAATAGGAACAGTGATTGGTGTATTAATATACTTGTACGCTAGATTTAAATCCGTAAGAGATATTGTGAATGGTATAGCTATGGAAATACGGGATGGTCTTGTTGCTGCATTTAATTTCCTAAAAGATATTGGAGTTAAAGCATTTGATGAAATTAAAATTGCATTTTCAAAACTATGGGATGGCTTTACTGGGGTTGCTTTGCCAAAAATTGGTGAAATTTGGAATGGTTTTACAATTGGTTTTACAATTGCATTTGATTGGCTAAAAGAACAAATTGGTAGAAGGGTATCTGTTTTAATTGATATTATTAAAGCTCTTATTGATCCATTAAAAGATTATTGGGAAGCTGCCTTTAAAGCTAGTTTTAATTTAATTAAAAGTTTTTTTGAAAATGTTTCGAATATAATTGTAGAATTATTTGCAACATTAAAAGTAATATTTGAACCAATAATTAAAATTATTGTTGGTGTATTTATTATAATAACTGAAGCTATTACAATTCTTTGGGAAAAATTAAAAACGCCAATAATAACTATTGCAACATTTATTATTAAAACATTTACATTTTTACTTCCAATATTTTCTAGCATAGGTAGTTTTATATTTGATGTAATTGGTGGTGCAATAGTTGGTCTTCTTAAAATTATAAAATTTGTTTTTGAGGGAGTGTATAAATCAGTTGGCACAGTTGTTAATGTTGCAGTTGGTATAGCAAAAGCAATATTTAATGTGCTGAATGCAATCTGGACAAACCCTGTTGTGAAGTGGATCAGGGACTTCTTATTCAGAGTCTTGATGCTTGGAATTTTTATAGTTGCAAGCTTGCTGGAAGCATTTGCAAAAACAATATTTAATGCATTTAAAACAGTATTTAATATATTTAAAAATATTGCAACATTTATATATAACACACTCAAGCCAGGGCTTGAATTAATTGGGAATGTTGTTAAATTTGTTTTTACACCTGTTATATCAATAATAAAAGTAGTAATAGATATAGTTAAATTTCTGTATGGTGAATTTGGGTTTCTCGGTCTAGCGTTAACCCCATTTGTTGCTGTTTTGGAATTGATAAGACGTATTTTTATGATTGTTTGGAATGTTGTTAAGTCTGTATTTAAAGGCATATACTCATTAATTGAAAGTGCAATTGTAATTATAAAAATTGTTGCAAGTGCTATATGGGACGGTTTAGGAAAAGTTTGGGGATTAATCTCACCAATTGTTAATGCTTTCTGGGATGGTATAACAACAGCAGCAGGGTTTGTTTGGGATTTACTAAAGACAATGGGTAGTAGTATTTTGGATGTTCTTGGATCAGTATGGGATGTAATAGGATCTGTCGCTACAAAATTCTGGGATGGGTTATCTACAGCAGCAGGGTTTGTTTGGGATTTACTAAAGAAGGTTGGTCAAGGTATTTGGGATGCTATTGGCTGGGTTTGGGGTATGATTGCTGCAGCATCACAAAAATTCTGGGATCTTATTGCTGCAGGTTGGGAATTGGTCGGTCCAATTTTTGAACAATTATGGGAATGGTTATGGAATGGTATTAATTATGCTTGGGATACATTAAAACAAACCTTGCAATTCTACTGGGATCTTTTCAAGGAGATGTGGGGTTGGGTTGAGCCAGTCCTGTCTCAGTTATGGGAGTGGTTGTGGAATGGTATTAAGTGGGCGTGGGATCAGTTGGTAGAGGTTGTGCAGTTCTATTGGGATTTGTTTAAGCAAATGTGGGGTTGGATTGAGCCTGTTTTAAGTCAATTATGGGATTGGCTATGGACAGGTATTAAGTTTGCTTGGGATAAAATAACAGAGGCAGTCCAGTTTATGTGGGAAGGCGTAAAGGTTATGTGGTCGTGGATTCAGCCTGTACTGAATACTCTCTGGGATCTGTTATGGAATGGCATTAAGCTTGCATGGGATGGAATTACAACTGCAGTTCAATTTGTTTGGGACAAGATAAAGGCAATGTGGGATGCAGTTTACCCTATTCTTAAAACAATGTGGGAGTGGATAAAAGATAAGATTGGTGCTGCTGTTGATGGTGTTAAGGGTGCATGGAATGGTCTGAAAGATGCGGTTAGCAATACATTTAATTGGTTTAAAGATAAATTCTCAAGTATTGGTGGTTTTATAAGAGAAGGTATTGGTGGGGCAGTTGATTGGGTGTCTGATAAATTAGGGAATATTCCTAATTTATTCAAAGGGGCATTGAATGCAATAATTAGAGGAGTAAATAATGTAACTGGATTTTCATTTACAATGCCAGATTGGTTGAAGTATGTTCCAGGGCTGGGCGGTGTAGCTGGCAAGACATATAGCTTTAGAGATGTCATTCCTGAGCTGCCGCAAGTTAAATACAATGGTGGAAAAATTGGCTCTTACATGAAGGGCGGTATGGCGTATGGCTCTTACATGAAGGGCGGTATGGCATATGGATACGGCGGGATGACAGCAGGGTTCGCACAGCAGGCTGTGCCGGCAATTCTGCATGGCGGTGAATATATAATTAATCACAAAGCTGCGCAGAGAATTGGAACAGACACTCTTGATGCATTAAACAATTTGCGCTTGTCAAAGCCAAGATACCCAAGAATGCCATCGATTCCAGGCATTTCAATGCCAAATGTTAGAATCGATAATTCTACACAAGCTCCTGTTGGATCTTCAACATCAAATGTTAATATTTATGTTGATAACTTTATTGGCGAGCCAGAATGGTTTAATTCAATGATGAAAGATTATAATATGAAAGTTGCTCCAAGAAATCAAAAAGCAGCCGGTTTGGAAAATAGAGTGATAACAACCTACAATGGTCTTAATAGAGGCATGTAATGACAATACAGAAACTATTGACTATTAATTCAACAGAGATAACGGAGCACAATAGAAAAATATCTGTTAGCGAACAAATTGCTGCTAATGATATTGATTTAGCATCTGGGCATAGAAGGAGATATTATTCAAGAAATAAAAAGCAGTTTAGTCTGTCTTGGTCATATCTGCCAAGCCTGCAGGCTCAAACTGTTGATGGTCGAGTTGGAAGGGATTTTTTAAACACTATAGCAAATAGCTCCGCTGCAGTCGTGGTGGGAATAGAACTCGAGCCAAGCGCTGGTTTAACTTCCTATGATTGCTATATTGACTCCTATAGTGAAACTTTAATAAGGAGAGAGTATTCAACTCAATGCGCTTATTATGATGTTTCCTTAACGTTGACGGAGAGATAGTATGGAGCTTGGATTCTATTCATTTTCTGAACCATTTAAGCAAGGAATAGATTTTTATACTGTTGATGAAGCAACAACAATACAGGCTTCACTGTCAGGTGACGCTACACTATCAGTTAATTTTACAATGCAAATACGATCCTCAACAAGTGTTGAGAGTAATGCTTCAATAACTGCAACAAAAATTGCATATGCTCAATCTTCTATAGTGATTGATGGCGTTACCTTAACGCTTGGAACAGGAATAAAGTCAGCTGCTGTTTTGATTGAAAATTCCTCATCAATGACAGTATCTGCTCAAAAAATCGCTTTTGCTGCGGTGTCGATTACTTCAGCATCAAATCTTTCTGCCTCAGCACAAGAAATATTAAATGCTACAGTATCTATTGCATCATCCTCAGATGCAAATGCAACTATAATTAAACAAGCATTTGCAAGTGTATTGATAAATTCTACTTCTAATGTTTCAGCTCAATCAATACTTATAAAGAATATAAGTGCTTCATTAAATGGAAATATAAATCTAACTGTTGCTGGTGATTTAGTATTAATCACAATAAGAATAGTTATAAATAATTTAGGTAGCGTTGCTGCCCAGGCAATTAAATTCTCTAATACATCTATATCTTCAGGCTCTCCATTAGATATTGGCGGGATAAGGACATTCTTGTTATTAGATGATAAACCATTAACAAATCACAACAGGAAGTTTGATGTTTCTGTGGAGCCGATCTTTACAGAAAATGTTAATTGGAATAATAGAAAATCTAGATATTATAAATCTACATCGAGAGGTGCAAGAAAGACTTTTAATTTATCATGGTCATATGTTCCAAATACGCAAACTCACACTGTGGATGGTAAAAGAGGGCGTGATTATATAAGAGAGATAGCTGGAAAGCCTCAATACCACGTTTTGAAAGTTATAAATTTAGATGAAAATGGCAACACTCCACCCACAGAAACAAGTTATAATGTATTAGTGAAAGATTATAGCGAGACTCTGGTGAGAAGAGATATATCTGAAGAGGTGTATTTTTGGGATTGCTCTATAAGTCTAGAAGAGGTTTAAATGCTTACTAAAGGTAGATACGATGTAGATATATCATCATCTTTCAATAACGCTATATCTTCAATATCACAAAGAGTAAAACCTCTCATTTTAATAGACTGGCTAGATAGTCGTCATATTAATAAATCCGGCAATACGGGAATAGCATCAAGCAACTACACCAATTCTGCAAAAACAAATCAAAATATAATAGATAATGCAGCTGGGCTACTTGCTTCCGGCAGATCTTTATCGGATAAAGAAATTTTATTTAATAAATCAAGAAATAGAGATTTTTATTTTACACCAAATGAATCTGTTAACGGAATAGAAAGGCAGTCATTTACATGGGCTGTTTGCGATGCTAAAGATACAAATGGAAATGTTATTACTGCTAATGGTCAATGGCATTGTATGCCAACAACAAAAGATGAGCATTACGAGTTTGGATATGAGTCGTCAGTTAAGAGTACAGCAAATACTCATGCAACATTAAATGGTTACGAATTGCAATCTCCGGTTGTCCTGACATATGTGTTTGAAGAAAGAAAAGTAAATTTAATAAAAATTATAACATCTGAATATAATGGTCAAATTTGTGCTTACAATATAAAAGCATATCATAATACAAATACTCTTGTTTACAATGAAGATGGTGAGATTCCTATTGATTCATATTATTTTAATCATTATTTAGAATCAATTACAAATGATAATATTAATAAAATTTTATTAACAGTTTATACAACAAAAAATCCAAATGATTATGTAAGAGTTAATGAAGTTGCTCCAATGTATAGGGTTGATATAACTGATTACATTATAAATTTTAATGTTTCTAAAGTTCGTGATGTGCACGAAACAAGTTTGCCAATTGCCGGTGGTGGTAGTAATACTGCATCATTGACACTAGATAACGCAAATAAAGATTTTAATTTGTTTAACTCAGCATCTCTATATGGAAAGTATATGAAAAAAGATTTACGCTGCTTTGTGTATGCAGGATGGGAGAGGGAGTCATACGATAGTGATCAAATTATTACATCATTATCTTCAAATATTACAGCAGTAAGTAACACGATAAATGTCTTTAATATTAATGATTTCCCATCCGGGGGTTCCGGAGATGACTATGTTATCACCATCAATCCAGGAAATATCAATCAAGAAAAAGTATTGGCAAGAAAGGGCTCTGGTAATTCTTTTTCTGCAATAGCAAGAGGTATCGGGGATACAAAGGCAAGAAGTCATAATACTGGCGCATCTGTCGTATACGATATATTTGAGTATGTTCCATTTGGAACATTTTATATTGATGAATGGCAGGCTACATCTTCCAGCATGACTGTTTCTGCAAATTTAACTGGATGGTCTAAGTTTGGTCAAGATAAAGTGATAACTAAAGGATTTTTGCTTCAAGAAACAACAGTGGCGGAAGCTGTAGAGCACTTGCTATTAATGACAAATTTTCCTAGAAAAGATATAGATTATTTAATTAATCCTGATAAGTTTTATTTAAAAAACAATTCAGTTATGCATCTCAATTTTAATGAAAAAAATGTAGATAGATCAAATAATGCTCGAACAGCTTCTTCATCACTTAGGGCTAGATTGTATGCAGTCCCGGAGGGTGGTAATGCACGTGATATTAGATTAGATGTTTTAGATAAATACCTTTCTACATATGAAAAAGCACTGGATGTAAGGACATCAGTTGCTCCATCAAAAGTAACGGCATCAAAAGAGATATCAGATCAATCAGGGGAGAGCAAAGCTGTGAATTGGGTGTCGGGTCAATTTATTGCTAATGATGGAAGCACTGTTGATAGTTTTTTCAATGGTGTTTTTGATGGTTACTATATACCATCAAATACTGGAAATCAACGATTAATAGCCGGCATAAATAAAGGCGGGATCAGGGTTTATTTAAATGATGTAAAAATTATAGATGAATGGAGATTTGTTGATTCTGGCACCAATACACCAGAATCTTTTTCTTCTGATTTATATGATTTAACAGCAGGTAAAGTCTATTCTCTAAGGATAGAGTTTTTTGCAGAGCATAAAATACAAAATGAGCCTTTTAAGATTTTTCTTAAGAAAGAATACGATTCATATTTAGATTGGGTATACAGTCATGAATGTTATACAATGGTTGCTAATGATAGTTATGGGAATAGAACTTCAGATTCATATCTAACATTCTCTGCTAATAGCTGGACACCAACTGCTAATGTAAATGTCATAGAGAGATCCGGTCGGCAAAATAACGGTATTTTATTAGCTAACGTTAAAATATCAGAACAATCTGGTATTGTTTCTGATCTGGATAGTCGATCTGTATTGCTTGAATCAAATGCTTATATAAGAATTCCTTATCATCAATCATTTGATATTTTTAATTCTAATAGTATTTCATATACTGGAGATTTTACTATTGAGATTTATGCAAAAATGCACAATGGTGCATTCTCTGCAAATGGTGAATATATAAGTTGTTTTAACAATTCCTCTCCATCTAATGGTTTTGAATTTTATTCAAACTCTTCATCTAATGGTTTTAAAATGGTTACTTCAAATGGTGTGCAAACAGTATCATCAAATATTGCACTATCAAATAACAGTTTTAGTTTAATAACAGCTACATATTCAGATAATACTCTTAAGTATTTTATCAATGGTGATTTAAAAAATACTGTTACAACAACTGGAACACTTGTTCCATTTTCTAATAAAGATATCACTATTGGCGGCAGAGGTGCTTCCTTTACAGCAGAAACAGAAATTAACTTTGCTATAGAAAATGCTCCAATTACAATTAGATCTTTTTATATAGATGAGTTTGCAATTTCAAATATAAAATTTGATGATGAGATGGTTAAAGATAGTTATGTTCAAACGCAAATGCAACCAATTCAAGTTATGCCTTTTATATATGGCAATGACCAATCTATAACTCAAGTGATAGATGAAATAAGTTTGGCTGATTTTGGCAGACTTTATTTTGATGAATTTAATAAGGCAAGATATGAGCATTTTAATAGATTTTTTGAGTCCTCAATTGCTCAGCATGCAAATGTTCAATATACATTATCTGATTCGTCAAATATACTTGATGCAAGTTATAATGTTCAATTACAAACAAATAAAGTTACAGTAAAGACACAAGGTGTTACAAATAACATAATTAGTAAACAAGGTTTGTGGAGAGCTGAAGATCCAACAAGCCTTGCTGTTGTAAGTTTGACAAGCTCAATGAGCAATTCTGATTTAAGCATGAATGTTACTTCAACGAATGATCCATTTTTTCCAAAAACTGGTTACATTATGATTGATAATGAAATTGTTAAATATGGTAACACAACAAGCAATTCTTTTCTCTCACTAGAAAGAGCACAATTTGATACAGTTGCGGCTTCACATAATACAAATACAATTGTTAGAGAAGTAAAGGTTTATGATAGATTAAACTTTGATAAATCACCGGCTTATATGATTGAACAGCCATTGATTACAAATATAACCACCGTAAAGCCGGCGAGGTTGGAGTTAGTTAAATACAATCCAAGCCCATATGGTGCCGTATTAATTATCGCAGCGTCAAATAATAATGTTGCTGGAGATATCGTTTATCTAGAAGGTGAAAATCCGTTGAATGGGGAAAAGCATTTTACTTCCATTGCAGGAATACCAGTGATAATAACAGATAATAAAGGTGATGTTAAAGAGCAAAAAGTTACATTAGATGATAATATAAGAAGGTATGGTCTTAAGGAAATAATTATAGAAAATCAATTTATAACCAATTTAGATCATGCTACACGGCTTGCTAATTTTATAATAAATAAAATGAGTGACCCCGTTCCTATTCTTAATTTAAATATATTAACAATTCCAAAACTTCAATTAGGTGATAGAATAAGAATATCAACTATGGATTCTTTTGATATAATTAATGGTGACTATTGGCTGATAAGTTCTGAGTTTTCATATGATAAGAGCTTGTCTCAATCTGTTGTTTTGAGAAAGGTAATCTAATGCGTAGATCGAGCAGCGCTATATCAGAAAACTCAATAGTCTTTTTTGAAGGTGGTCACGATCATGATGGTGTTTCATCCTCGCTTATAGATACAGAACAATATTCTATTTATGATTTTACGGTTGGCAAAACAGGTTCCAATGCTAGACAATTAAGGCAACAAAGAAATTTTGATAATTTAAAAACAGTAGTATCTAATATAGTAATAAACGATGTGCTTGGTCCGTCTGGGGTTAGATTATTACCAAACTCTGTTCAATCTGTTCATATTGCAGCCGGGTCTGTTACTGCAAATGAATTGTCAGCAAATGTTGCTCTTATAAACAATATTATTAGAAGTAGCAATTTTGATGGCACAATTGCCGCTAATGGTGTTATAACAGCTGATGGCACTGCTGGCTGGGCAATCACTTGGTCTGGAGATGCTGTGTTTGATAGTACTGCAATCAGGGGTTCAATTCAAGCCGACAGTCTTTATATTAATAATTTAAACTATTGGACATCTAATGGCACATTCTCAGTTGGCGCTGAAAACAACATTTTATTCTATAATGGTAATTCACTATCCCTTACTGGAACTGTTTTTGCTACAAGTGGTCAAATTGCTGGCTGGGAAATCAATGGTGATAATCTAAGAACTGGCGGTAGTTTTGCTGGGGCGATGGAGCTTGGTGAGTTTAATACCGCCCTGTATAATTCCGCTGGCATGGCTGGAGTTCTTATTGAAGGTCCGTATGATGCAAATGCTCAATATGCTTATGACAGCTATATGATCAATAGTGAATTAGGAATAATCCTTAAAGACGGATTAGCAAACAACGCAGTTGTGAGCTCAACCATTATAAAAAGTTATGGGATTCAATATTCTCATGGGTCTGAGTACTTTGAATTTTATTGGGATCAAGCAAACACACAGCTTTACGCAGTTATTAATGGCGATTATTATTGCATATCTAACTGTGCTGACACCCCACCAGAGCCAGAGCCAGAACCGCCAGCAGTGGTCGTTGGAGTCGTTGTAGTAGGTACAGTAGTTGTTGGTGCAGAGCCACCGCCACCAGGACCAGTCTGTGATCCCGTCTGTCCTCCAGGTTTTACTTGCATTGCGGATAATATCTGTATTGGTTAAATGGTTGTGTTATAATTATTAAAAAAGGAGATTGTCGTGGCAATTAGAAGATTTATTTTTATTGTAGAAGGAGATGCTTTTATGCAATTACAATTTGATGACGAATCACAAGGGCAAAAGTCACAGGGGTGGGCTGCAGGATTATTAAGTTCGCCAACAGTTATTGAGGTAACAAATCAGCCAGAAGTTGTTCCTGGGTGGACTTGGGATGGGGTCCAATTTAGTCAACCCCAATGAAAAGTGCTTGGCAGGAGTTTAAAGAAAAGGTAGGGGATGCTAAACCGTGGCATTTGCTTAATCAATCAAATTATGCTGAAGATTCTGTTTCATCATATAGATATGAAATATGTAGCTCTTGTGATGAATTGATTAATCTTACTAAGCAATGTAAAAAGTGTGGTTGTGTAATGACCATGAAAACAAAATTGCAGGTTGCTTCATGCCCTCTGGGAAAATGGTGAATCCAATTCATCTTGCACCTGGCATCTCCGTATATCAGATGCCAATGGAAAAAGTTTATGAGTGGTGCGAAATTTTTAAAACACATGGTGAGCCATTTTTGGGATATGGAAGAGTTGTCCATAATGACGGTGGGGATTATCATTCAGTAGTAAATTTAGACCATAGAAGGTGTAAACTTTTTTCAACGAGTAGTTTTTCTGAATGTCATGATGATGATCCAATAAAAAAATTGTCTGCTGAAGTTGAAAATGCAGTTTGGGAAAATATTCAATTATTTTCAAGGCATTACAATGTTAGTAAGGTTGCCAAAAATCATGATATTATCTTTTTAAGATATGAGGCTGGGGATTTTTTTAAAGATCACAATGATGATTCTGCATCTCATCCAAGAACTGTTTCTGCTACTGCATATTTTAATGATGATTATGATGGCGGGGAGATATGCTTTAGATATTTTGATATCAAATATAAGCCAAAAAAAGGGGATTGCATAATCTTCTCGTCGGCATTTCCATATATGCATAGAGTTGAGCCAGTAACAAATGGAGTCAGATATGCAGCTGTAAATTGGTACAAGTATGTTCTCCAGTAAAATTCTATTCCCATCGTATATTTAGCGAAAATGATGTATAATAGATAAATGGCATACGAGAACTATATATTTGTTTCATGGACAGACGGAACGCCGATATCTTCAGACCGCTTAGCGCAGATGTCTATGAACATGGAACAAATTAGAGATGCCAATGATGCTAAGCCACAAGGTGTTCTGGAATTTATTGAAACAACTTCTGGAAATGTAGTTGCTAATGTTGGTAGTTCTGATACTCAAATTTTAGCCCTGACCAATCCAGGTGGTGGTTCAGACCAAAGAGTTACTATTGATCAAAATAGATTTTATAAAATCACATGTGTATTTCCTGGCTTCACTGTGCAAGGCAAAGGAGCTGAAGATGCAATCCTGAAACTTAAAGTGTACAATGCGGTGTCTGCCGGCTACGGCTCGTCAGCTCCGCTGATGGTATGGAACTTTACAATACCACCTTATGACTTTTATAATACAGCAGCAAATGCAAACACTGTTACATCTTCTATGAAGGCAAGTGATACTGTAACTGTTGGTGCAGGAACATATTCTGTGTATTTAGAGAGTGGTGGTGGATTAACGGCAAACTCATTCTCTGCTGCCGTAGCAAGAGTCGGCGGCACATCGGGATTGACAAATGCTCCCACAATTTCAGTTAACCCCAGCGCTACAGAAAGATTGCAGCTAATAGTGGAAGATGTTGGTGCAAGTGTCTGATGATGCTCTTTTAGCTTCAAGAAGAAAAGATATAGAATGGACAGCTAAAACTGTTCATGGTGAAAACAACCCTAACTATGGTGGTGGAAAATATATAGATGATAAAGGGTATGTTAGGATATTAAATCCAGAACACAAGTATAATATTAAAGGCTATGTGTATGAGCATCGTCTTGTGTTTGAAACATATTTAAGTAGATATCTTGAGCCGTGGGAGACAGTTCATCATATAAATGAAATTAAAACTGATAATCGTGTAGAAAATTTATATCTGTGTACAGTTTCTGAACACAGCGCTATTCATAGAGAGGGAAGAAAGCCATCTGAGCAGCATAGAGCAAAAATGAGGCAAACGATGCGTCGTAAAAATGATGAAAAAAGAGAGAAGTCTAAAATAAATCCAAAGAATGTTTCGGCTAATCCGGAGTCGCCAGAAAATAGTGTATAATTGACCTTATGAAAATTTGCGAAGCTAAGGGCTGCAATCAAGAATTTGAGCCCAAATCTGCCAATCATAAATACGCTGATAAAGATTGCCGAAAGTCAATTGACATTGGTGGTCTTTGTAAGTTCCGAAGAGAGAAAGGATTATTTGAAGTGCCGGTAGATCCAGTATCTGGAAAAAAGCCAGAATCAGAGGCGGAGGTAAAAGTCGCCTACACTAGATTGTTGCAAGAATACAATAAGTTAAAGAGTAAAAGTGATGATTTAGTTTCTGCTGTATATCAAGCAGTTAGAGAAGACATCGCATCAACAAAAAGCAAGCCTGTCCCTAAGCCAAAGGTGGATAGAAGAAAAGGTGCAGAAGAGGTCGCAGTTGCTATACTGTCAGACTGGCAGTTATCAAAAGTGACTCCCGACTATAACTCAAGTGTATGCGAAGAGAGAATTTATAAATACGCAGAGAAGGTTATTAATTTAACTAACATACAAAGAAAAGACCATCCAGTAAGGGAGGTTAGAATATGGGCTCTTGGTGACATAATTGAGGGTGAGCTTATTTTCCCCGGTCAGTCTTTCTTGGTAGATGGCGGATTGTATCGTCAAATTACTGTTGATGGTCCAAGAATTATGAAAAATTTTATTAACATGATGCTTGAGAACTTTGAAAAAGTAACTTTTGTTGGTGTTATTGGTAATCATGGCTCCATAGGTGGCAGGGCAAGAAGAGATCATGATCCAGAAACCAATGGTGATAGAATGCTTTATCGTATAACTCAGCTAATGTTTGAAAAAGAACCAAGAGTCAAGTTTGTTATCCCAGATGGCAGAGGTGAACGCCATTGGTATGCTGTGGATAAAATTGGTCAATACAAAGCAATGCTTTGTCATGGAGACCAGTTTGGAAGTCTTTCATCCTTCTATGCTTTCCAAAAGAAAGCTTATGGATGGAAGATTGGAGCTATAGGGGAAGATTTTGATGATATCTTTATCGGTCACTTCCATACTCCGACAAAGATGACCTTCAATACAGTTCAGTTAAGAATAGCAGGCAGTCCGGAATCTGTTAATACATATGCTGCCGAAACATTAGCTGCTGCTGGAAGACCATCGCAATCATTAATATTCGTACATCCCGAGAAAGGTATAGTAACAGCAGAATATAACTGCTGGTTAGATTAATGAAAAGTATCCATATTCCAGAGATAAAAAGTTATTATAAAAATAATGAATTGCTTTGCACACATTGTGCTGGCAAAATGATGACCGGTGTTCAATATTATGCAATGAAAAGATCTTGGATAGATTTAACATGCATTATTTGTGCACGAGGTGTCGATGTTGAGGTTGGTGAATTAAATAGGATTCTAACAGAATTTAATTTTAAACCAATAAAGGAAAGATATGTCGCTTCAGGACAAAATAATTAAGAATAAATTTTACAAGTATTCTGACACAATTGTAAAAATTAAAAAAATTGTAAAGAATATGAATCAGATCTATGCTGTAGATCTTGGAAGTAAAAAAGAAGTTATTTTTCCTCATCAAAATTCAGAATTAATTTTGCACAGAATCTACACAATAGGAGAGGTCGCAAAGATAGTTGAGAAACGACCAGACACTATAAGGAAATATGAGAAACGCAATTTGATTCCAAGTGGAAAAAAATTTAGCGAAAATTGCGAAGGTTATAAAAATTGGCGCTATTATGAAAAGCAAGATGTGTACGAGATGGTGGAATTCTTTAACGGAAGAACACCTGGGCGACCATCTACAAGCAAACCAGTAAGTGCTAAAGTTATAAGAATGTCACAAAAAATCAAACTAAAAAGGAGCTGATTATGGCACAAGTAAATAAAATTAATGAAGGTCAAGTCGAAATTTGGGCATCTGTTGGGATTACAAAAAATCTTGGCAATTATGAATCATTAAGACTAGATGCCGGTGCAAGGGTTGTTTGTAGCGGTATTGAAGATGAAAGTGCATGGAAGAAGTTATGGGATGTAGTTGATTCCCAGATTGAATCCAAACTTCAAGAGTTGGATGCGGAAAAGTGATATCAAGCTGGAGAAAGAAAGCGCTGTGTCTAATTGATAAAAACAGCAAGTATTGGTTCTCATATAAGCGTGACGAGGTTGAATATGCTAAATCGGTTTGTCAATCTTGCACAGTTAGAAAAGAATGTATACTCCATATGTGGGAGACAGAATCTTTTTATGGCGTAAATGGGGGTCTTTCTGAATATGATGTTATGCAAGAAACATGGAAGCAGGTGAATAAGGCAGATGATACCAACTGGAAACGAACTGATCGAGTTCTTCAAAGACTCTTGCAAAAAGTATCATAAACTTTTTATACCAGATTCCCCTAGGCAGGAACAGGTAGCTGACGCATTAGCTTCTTTTTATAAGAAAGAAAATTTAGAAGGTGCAATAGAATATTTTGTAAAATCACGCCCAGGTCCATTCTTGGTGTTTGATTTTGCTGTAGAATCTAGAGCATTCGTGGAAAGGGTTGAATTCGAGAAAAAGTCACAAGACAAATTTAAAGACATTGTACAGGAAACTAAAAAAAGATTGGAATCTTAATGAACTATGAGGTTAGGTTGCTTAACGCAATCATTGACTCTAAAGACTATGTATCTGCTGTAAATGGCGGTGTTGAGAATGTATTCTTAGAGCATAGAGACATATGGAATTTTGTTGTAAATCATTACGAGGACCACAAGAGAGTTCCATCAAAAGAGACTGTGAAGCAACACCATCCGGACTTTGAATTTATTTCTACACCGGAACCGATTGCTTATTACATTGATGAAGCAAAGAAAGAATCGCTTGCTTATCAAACAAGAAGTATTGTATCTAAGGCTCACACTTTAATTGGTGACGCTGGTGCTAGACAGGCGCTGTCATTTTTGATGGAGGAGACTTCTAAGCTTTATAAGTTCTCTAGTAATTTAAAAGATACCGATTTAGTTGGTGAGTGGAAAGATCGTGCTGACGATCTCAAAGAGAGGTCCAAAAATAAAAAAGATATACAAGGCATACCATCAGGTATTAATGTAATTGATAAAGTATTTGGCGGATGGCAACCGGGGGATTTTATTGTCCTTCTTGGCTGGACAGGTGTTGGTAAATCATTTATTGCAAGATTGTTTGCAGTTAATGCTTGGAAGGCTGGTTATAGACCGCTCATCATTTCACTAGAAATGAATAAGCAGCAAGAAGGGCAAAGACTTGATACGTTGCTTAATAACGGTGAAGGGCATTTTACTAACACCGACTTGGTTAAAGCAAATCCAGAAATTCTTGAAACTTATGAAAAATGGGCTGAGGTAACTTTCACCGGTAAACATGCTATACATCTTGTTACATCAGAAGGTCTTGAAACTGCAGATCAAAACATGGTGCAGGCAAAGATTGACCAATATCATCCAGACATTGTGATTCTTGATTATCATGGTTTATTTGATGATGCATCAGGTTCTAAAACAGAAACAGAAAAGGCTAAGAATCTTTCTAAAGCTTTTAAAAGAATAGCTGTTAAGAATGGTGTTCCTATAATAGATGTTGCAGCAGTAACAATGGCTGATGGTCATTCGGAAAGACCACCGGAGCTTGAGGAAGTCGCTTGGAGTAAGCAATTGGCATATGATGCTGATTTGGTGCTGGCTATACATCGAGAGATGTCGTCAGACTTATTTCAAGTGGTGTCTAGGAAAGTAAGGCGAGCTTCACACTTCGGCTTCTATCTTAGATGGAATTTAGAAACAGGTAAATGGTCAGAGGAGTGGGATATTTAATGAGTAAAAAAATAAACAAAGTTATCGTTTCCGGCGAGGTCGTAGACATTGAAACACTGTCTAGATTGAGACCTTGGATGGAAGATGAGGCAAGAAAGAAAAAAGGGAAGTTTGGAAAGACTAGTTTAATGACGGATTATGATGCGAAGCGTGATGTCTACAAATTCAAAATTTACGTCTAAACAATTAGAGGAAGAGATATACGATCTATTTGCCAAATACTCAGTTCCTGTTCAGGCTGTTAATGGTCAAGAGTTAAACGTATTTTGCCCTTTCCACAAAAATGTTCATAGTGCGGCTATGTATATAAATACCAAGACAGGATTGTGGCAATGCTTTAATCCTTCATGTGGGAAGAAGGGTAATTTTAGACAATTATACTTTCATCTTACAGGTAAGTCGTATGGCAAAGATTTTGCATTAGACAAGGTGTCTATTGAAAAACAATTGAATAGCTACAAATATGTAAAAGAAAATGTTGACGAGCTTGTGCTTGATAATATTTTAATTAACTATGATAATCAAGAAGATGTTGCAAAAATATCAACACTTGTTGAGCGTGGATTGTCATTGCAAACACTTCAGTATTTTGAAGTTGGTTTCTCAAATGAGAAGAATAGAGTTGTGATACCAGTCAGAGCCCAAAATTATAAATTGACAGGCTTTATAGGTAGAGCTATTGAATCACATCAGGAACCAAGATATTTGTATAATAAAGGATTTAAAAGAGCGGATAATTTGTTTAATGTACAAAATGCAAAACAACACCCAACATGTATAATTGTTGAAGGTAGTGTGGATTGTATGTTTGTACATCAAGCTGGTTTTCCAAATGTTATTGCTACGCTCGGCGCTGCTATTTCAGAAAAACAAGTCAAGATGATCAGAAAGTTCTTTGATAATATAATTATATTTTCTGATAACGATGACGCTGGAATCGCAATGCGGCGTGGTATTATAGAGATGTGTCGAGGGAAAAATCTCTCGTTCGCAAGCATTCCTTCTGGATTGAAAGATCCAGGTGAAATGAGTAGTAATGAAATACAGCAAGCAATAAACAACAAAAATCAAATTATATAGGAGAAAATATGACATTTACATCAGTTAAAACATTAAAAGACCTTGAAAAGGCAGTAACACCAACAGGTGGAAAGAACGGTCCAAAACGGTTCTTCACTGTTCAAGCAGGGCAGTCATTCCGTATCAGATTCAGACAAGAGCTGACGGAAGACTCAAAAAACTATTCAGAAGATACTGGTACAGGAATTACTGTTCCGGTAGTGACTTCACCAATCAATTGGAAGTGGAGAGTCGCTTCAACATCTTCGTTACAAGAATTCAATTACAGATGCTGGGCTAGTGAGCAGGCTGTGGTTGATAAGGCTTGGAGACCAAAGCCGCATCTGTTGATCAATATTGCAGTTGAGACAGAGCCAGGTGTTTGGGAGCCAAGGGTGCTCGATACAACTTTTAATCAGCGTCATGTTGGTTTAACGCTTATCGAGTATGCCAAGGAATTTAGCACTGTTACCGATAGGTATTACAAGTATTCACGCACAGGTTCTACTGCTGCCGATACAAACTACTCACTTATCCCGCTGGATGTATCTCCAGAGCCAAAGGCGATTACAGATTTGCCAATGCATCAATTGGACAATGTGTATATGAAGTTGCCATATGAAAAGCAACAAGTGTTCTTAACTACCGGTGAACTAAAAGATAATTGGTAAGAATAAGTGGGGGGTAGCTTAAGCAAAGCGCTAGTTATCCATAAATTAGAGATGGTGGTGCAAATCCATCCTCCCCAGCAAAAGAGGTGAAATGAAAAAAATAAATGAATCTATTGTATTAGATTTAGACGGTGTAATAGCAAATATTGATGCCTCAATGTATCAGTTGCTTAATAGTCGTGGTGTGCCAATTGAAGAAATGGAATATGGCAAATGGTTGATATCTAATACTAATGATAAAAAAGCATTGGAGATATTTAATGATCCATTGTTTTGGGCAAATATGAAACCATATGAAGATGCTTGGTATCAAGTAAATCACTGGTTTAGTATTGGGTACAATATTTATATTGTTACAGCAAGAAAACAAGTGAATGCAGTTGAGCAAACTTTACCTTGGTTGGAAAAATGGAATATCAATTCGCAAGTTCCACTTTTCTCTAATTTTGGAGAGAAAATTAACATTATAAAAAATATTAATCCAATTTTTGTCGTAGAAGATAATCCGGCAGAAATAGCAGTGCTTCAGTCAGCAGGGATTAAATGTTATCTCAGAAAACAGTGGTATAACCAGGAATTCTGGGGGAAATACGATACAATAGACACCTTATACGATATTGAGCCGCTACCAACACAGGAGTAAAAGTGACAGATTTTGTCCACCTTCACTGCCATTCTGAATACTCATTGCTTGATGGGATGTCAACGCCAGATGAGATCGCCAAGATAACAAGCATAAATGGTCAAATTGCAGCAGCTATAACTGATCACGGCACAATGGGCGGTGTTTTAAAGTTTCAAGATTCCTGCAGTAAGCACAATGTCAAGCCATTATTTGGCATTGAGGCATACTTTGTTCCATCGGTGCCGCAAGACTCAGAAGACACCAGCGAAAGATTCCATTTAATTCTTCTTGCTAAAAACAATGAGGGCTTGAAGAAGCTTTTTAAGATTAATGAAAAGGCTTGGGTCAAAAACTTTTATTATAAACCAAGAATAGACTTTGACCTTCTTGAGCAATTAGTTGATAATGATGTCATCGCACTTTCCGGTTGTATGGCTAGTGCGATATCTAAATCAATAATGGCGGGTGATACAAATAGAGCCCAAGAATTATCAGAACGCTTTATTAAGATCTTTAAAGATGATTTCTATTATGAGGTTCAAGCTTGGAATCCAAAGGAATTAAATGATGGTCTTATAAGCCTTGCCCAAACATATGGGCGCAAGGTAGTAGCAACAGCAGATTGCCACTTCCCTTCTCGTAAAGATAAGGGGTGTGAAGAAATACTTCTTATGATCTCCCAATACCCAAGCCTTGGGGCAGCAGACCAAAGACACGCCAAAGAACATGCCGACTGTTTACATAATCCCAGCCTTGACATGGTGGCGAAAATCAACAATATGTATCCTAACAGGTCATTGCGCTTTGATGAAATCAATCCATACTTGGCAGATGCAACAGAAGTGGCATCGTGGTTTAAAGATGCCGGTTATGACAGAACAGATATTCTGGAAAATACCGTTGAAGTAGCGCAAAAGTGTACGGCAAAACTGGAGAAGAGAAAGAATCTGTTGCCCAAGTATATGAAGTCGCTCAACTCCGATGATTATCTGAAAGAGATGGCGGAATTTCGGCTCAAGGAATTGAATCTTGGAGATGAATATAAGGCTCGTCTGTATGAAGAATTGGCAATTATTCAACAGCTCGGCTTTGCGGATTATTTCTTGATTGTATGGGACTTGGTAAAATGGGCGGATACAAATGGCATCGGGCGAGGCACCGGGCGAGGCTCTGTGGGTGGAAGTTTGCTGGCGTATCTGCTTGATATTACAAAGGTGGACCCGCTTCAATACAAGCTGTTGTTTTCACGGTTTATCAATCCCGAAAGAAACGACTATCCCGACATTGACCTGGACTTTGAAGATAAACGCAGAGATGAAGTGAAAAATTATCTTGCCACACGCTGGGGTGAAGATAAAGTAGCGGCGATTTCGATTTATGGTACATTTAAGCCAAAGAGTGCGGTGAAAGATGTTGCCCGAATTTTGCAGGTACCATATGCAGAGATCAATAATATCACTCCATACTTTGAAACAATTGATGAATTAAAGAGTACAGAAAAGGGCAAGATATTTGTTCGCAAATACCCCGATGTGCCGATATTGGCAGAACGCCTACAAGAGCGTGTACGAACCGCAGGGGTACATGCTGCAGGAATGGTCGTATCTTCGGTTCCGCTAACAGAAGTCTGTCCGGTGGAATCCAGAAAGGACTCACAGGGTGGAGAAAGAAGCGCAGTTACAGCGTTTGCAATGGAGGATGCAGAAGCCGTTGGGCTTATAAAAATAGACGTTTTGGGTCTCAAGACCGTATCTGTCATTAAAGACGCTTTAGAAATGATTAGAAAGCGTTATGGCAAGGATGTGGAGGCTCTTTCACTGGGGTTGGATGACCACAAGGTGTACGAGAACTTTAATAATATCAACACAGTGGGCATCTTCCAAACAGACGCTGCAGCATACCGCAATCTTATTGAAAGAATGGGTATTGATAACTTTAACGATCTTGTGGTATCAAACGCTCTAGTAAGACCGGGAGCTTTGTTGTCACAAGGACAGAGATATATTGACTGCAAAAAGGGTGAAGCAAATCCAAAGTATGCCCATGAGGTGGTTCAGTCGATCTTAGAAGAGACATATGGCACAGTTATTTTCCAAGAGCAATTGATGCAAATGGCGGTGCTGTTGGCTGATTTCACATGGTCTGAAGCCGACTCTTTGCGCAAGATTATCGGTAAAAAGCGTGATGTTGCCGAATTTGATAAGTTTAAAGACAAGTTTATTAACAATAAATATCTTACTGAGGCGCAATCCGAAAAGATTTGGTCAGAATTTGAACTTTCAGCGTTGTATATGTTTAATAAATCCCACGCTGTTGCTTACTCACTTATGTCTTATCAAACAATGTGGTTAAAAGTTAATTATCCACTTGAGTTTATGTGGGCTCTGCTGTATAACGAGTCTGCAACAGACAAGATTACAGCCTATCTAATGGAAGCTCAGAGGTTAGGGCTTAAAATCTATCCACCAGATATCAATAAGTCGCAAGAGTTCTTCTCGATGTCGCTTCCTGGTGAGGATGAAGGTATTAGATTTGGTCTTACCAATGTTACCGGTTGTGGTGCAAGTGCAATAAATGAAATATTTGGGAAGAGACCATTTAATTCTTTTGAAGAATTCAATAATAAGTGCTCTAAGAGTGCAGTTAAGGCTCCGTTGAGGGAGAACTTAGACAAAGTTGGTGCATTTGAGTCAATCGGTCATATTTCTCAGTTTGACCATCCAAGATACTATCTACCAATTCTTGGTTTCCCAATTAAAGCAAGTGAATTCAAGACAGAGATAGATGAATTTGTAGAAAATGCTGCCGATTTTCATGAGACAGCATCGAGTCTAACTCTCATTAAAGCCGTAG